AGCCCTGCTCGCTCGAAAGCCAGCGGCTCAAGGTCTTTCAGTTGCTGAAGGGTCAGCGTCTTGCCGTTGTCATCCACGAACTTCTCCAGCGTCAGCTCGCCCTTGGTGAAGAGCGCGTACCGGTTCGGGCCGAGGATGTCTCGCTGAAAGGCAGCAGGCTGGCGAGAGAGCCACTCCTGATAGCTCGTCTTGCTGGATACCAGCGTGACGCCATCAGGGCCGATCGAGGGTCGAGTAGACCCGGGAATCTCGCGGGCAAACTGATCTTTCAGCACGGGCAGCGCGCTCGATCGGCAATTCCAGTGGCCAGGCGGCTTGGGATCTTCCCACCCGTAGATGTGCTGGTCCCTCGCCTGACACATGGCGCTGGTCTTGCTGTCGAGCGTGGATATCCAGCGCCAGCCCTGCAGGATGTCGTCGTTGGCCTTGAGCGTTTCCATGCGTGCCGTGCTGGCGACATGGTTGGTCATGGTGCGAACGAGCGACGAGGCCTGATCCTGATGCAACTGGTGGATGCTGGTAAGGCGCCGGCCGATCTGCTGGCTGGTCTCGCCCAGGCTGGAACCGATCTGAATCTCGCCGATGATCTCGGCTGCCTTCTTGGTCCCGAACTGATCGAGCGCACCGCTGATGCTGATCCGCTGTACGCCCTTGCGAGCCTCCAGCAGCATCGGGTCAGCCAGTGCCGCCGCGCTCACCATCTCAGCCGATGGCACGTTGAACTGAACAACGGCCTTGATGACCTTGCCGAGCATCTTGCCGTTGAACTCAGCCTCGTAGACCGCGAATTCGCCGAGATCGAGCTGCGCCCTGCCCTTCATGTCGTCGTAGATGCCCCGCAGATCGCCTTGGAGCGTTTCTATCTGCGAGGTGTACCGACGCGTGCCGTAGGCGCTCAGCCCTGCCGCCACGCGAGCCTTTGCCGTGTTGATGGCCTTGCTGATGAATGACGCCACCCGCTTCAGGTTGCCGCCGGCGTATCGCTGGACGTACACCTGGTGCCGAGTGGTGGCATCCGTCAGATAGCCCTCACTACTCATCCTTCACCTCTGTCGGCTCGCTCGGCTTCAGTGGGTCATCCTCGCTACCCGTCACCGGCGCCTCGCCCTCGCGATCGTCGTCGATGTCGTCGTCTGTGCGGTCCGACTCCAGCACGCCAGCCTGACGCAGGTTCGTGCGCAAGTCCTTCTTGGCGATGATACCCTGTTGCCAGAGCTGCATCTGAGCCAGGATCGACTGAGCGTCCATGACCTGATCGAAGAACTCCTGATTGAGCCAGAAGACAGTCCCGGTCTCGTCGACCGCGTCCATCATGAAGCGCTGAGCATCGAACAGGGACAGCCGCACAGCCTCGGATACGTTGCCGGCGATCGTGCCCAGCACCGAGTTATCCGAGCTGTAGCGGATGCGAACAGCCTCTGCTGTCTCAGCCCCGCCGCCCTGCTGGACGATGCGTGCGCCGATCATGAGCATCTGCTCTTCCTTGTCCTTCATCAGCTCGCGGGCCAGCTGCGTTTCCTTGGCCTGCAGCATGACGGCGGAGCCTTGCTTGCCGAGGTTGTGACCACGGCGCGAGCCGATGTGCATCCCGTTCGGGTTCAGCTTGAGGAACTCGTCAGGCTGAATATCCGTGGTGATGAACAGCGTTGGCTGCGAACTGATGAAGCCCGCCTCTTCCACCGTGGCGCTGTTGCCGTAGTGGAGGATGTTCACCTCGGCCAGGTCTTCCAGCGGCGCCTTGTCGATACTGGCGTCGTTATTCTGGGAGCCGAAGAAATGGAACGGGATGTGGTCGAAGGCCTTGCCGGTCTTGTCAGTCGGGTTCGTCTCAACGCCGTCCGGGGTATCTTCCGTGTACACGCGCTGCACGTACTTGCCGCCGATCAGCATCAGCGCGCGGTATTGATCCTTGGCCGTGAACTCGAATCCGTCCTGCGTGGCCTCGTTGATCTTTTCGTGCAGCACAACCAGTGTCAGCCGGCGCACGCCATCGATCACGTCTTCCCGCCAGTTGACGATGCTCTCGGCTTGGTAGAAGTGAATGTATGCGCGTGCATTTGCAGCCTGGGCGACAGTGAGCGAGGTCTGGCCCTCTGGCAGCTCCACCTTCGGGAAGTCCACCAGAAGCCCGCCTCGGCCAGTGTCGAGGCATTCGCCGGTTGCTTCCTTGCACAGCTGCTCAAGGCTGGAGCCGTCACCGCTGACGTTTTCGAGCAGGTAGTCGATGGCCGAGGGCAGTTCGATTTCCGCCGTCTTGCGGAACACCGCTCCCAGCAAGCCGGTACGCGTGCGCCCGGTGACGTTGAGGAACATGGCCCGCTTCTTGAGCTGCTCATACCGCGCAATGTTCTCGGGCGATTGATTCAGCGGGTCAGGCATAGGCAGATATTCGTTGTACTTGCGAACCTCTCGCGGCCCGGCTACGCAACGCTTGACCAGCTGCCAACCGGGCAAGGCATCGCTGTACTCCTGCCTGATGGCGCTGTAGTTGGGCATTGCATATAGCCTCAGAAGGTGAAGGTGACAGGAATGTGGGTCATGGTGACGCGCTTGGTCTTGGCGACAGCGAAGTAGCGGAAGGCGTCGGCAGGGTGAGACGCCCAGTCATGCAGCGGCCGATCTTTCCAGCAGCCCTTTTTGTCGTCCCACTCTTTGCGGTAGTTCTCCAGGGCGGTGATGCCCTCCTCGCACTTCGCTTCGTCGAAGGCGCAGTGAGCGAGGATCTCGCGGGCCTGGTCGATACCGTCGTCTACGCCGATCTTCGGCACGACCTGGAACGTCATGCTGTAGCGCTGGCCGTCGATCTCGTAGCCTTCGCGCGCCATTTCCCGGCGGGTCTTGGCATCGCTACCGAACTCGCGGTTGTCGATGTCGTGCGGGCCCCAGTGCTCGGAGTAGGTGTAACCCTTGTCCTTCAACACCTTCATGTAGTGCCGCAGGCCTTCCCCGCTGTTCTGGTAGAAGTCGATGACGTGGTACTCGTTGCCGACCTGGCGCACGAACCAGATGGCCGTGGAGTCGCCGACACCGATGTCCCAGAACGTCATCACCGGCAGGTGGCTGTTGTCTGGCAGCGTGCCGATGCGCTGAGCGGAGTAAAGCTTGGTGAACTGCTGGGCGTAGTAGGCGCCCTCGATCGACTGCTGGAAGGCTTCGGCCGGGATCGACGGGTATTCCCGCTTCATGTCGTCGCCGAGGGTCTTCTCCTTCGCGGCGTACCAGGCGCGCTGGCCGGGGTTGGTGTCGATGCCGTGCTTGGTGAACAGTTCGTTGAAGTAGTCCGTCAGGCGCTGCGGGATGACCGCTTCGGCCGGATCGAGCCAATAGGCCTTGTTTTTCCACCAGCTGAAGAAGAAGAACTTCCAGTCCAGCTTGCCGAGCGGCGTGCCGGACAGCAGCTGCTTCTCTGCGCTCTGCGAGTAGTCGAAGAAGTAGCCCGCCCGCCCCTCCGCCGTCGATTCAATCGTGACGAAGCAATCGGTGGCAACAGCCTCGAAGGCGCCGGTGACGATCTCTCTGGCCTTGTGGGGAAACTTGGCGCAGATCTTCCCGAACTCGGATACGTGCAGATACCGTAGAGTCCCGCCCCGGAAGGACGTGGACACGTAAAGCGATCCGCCCTTGCTGAACACCAGTTCACCGGCAGCGTCGTTACTCGCTGGGTTCGCGGCGCGGATCTCTTTCGGCAGGTTGTCGTAGGCGTACTTCACTTTCTCCCGAAACAGGCGCTTGGCGTCGTTCAGGGTGTGGGCGATCAGCGCGCACTTCGCCGACTCGAATAGAGCCGCGTCTAGCTGGATGATGCAGCACTCAGTGGTAAAGCCGAGCTGACGAGCCTTCAGGATGATGTTCCGGGTGTGCATCCCGTCGAAGTATTCAATCTGCTCGTCCGTCATCCGGAAGCGGACTTTCTTGCCCTGCTTGTCGGTGATGAAGTAGAGATTGTTCAACCGCCAGCGCTTATCCCGGAGCAGCTTCATGTGCTCGGGCTTCATGTCAGGCGTCCTTCGATAGTTCGTCCATCAGGCTTGCGAGGTCGGAAACTGTCTTGTCACCTTCCTCGGTGTCGAGGTTGTAGGCCTGGCGCTCGCCCTTGATCACCTTGAGCTGAGCGTCGACGCCAGCATTCAGCGATCGAGCGAACTCGCCAGCGTTGTCAGCGTTCACATCCATGGCGACCAAGGCATCACTTAGCTTGTCCGCGATACTGCGCCACTGTGCGAGCCCTGTGCGATGAGCCAGGATGACGGCAGCCGCCTGATCTGACGCCTCTTCGATGATCTCGGCATCAGTAACCACTTTCGACTGGTTACTTTTAGTGGTTACCGACGTGGTTACTTTCTGCTTGGTTGCCGCTCTAACCCGATCAGTCAGGTCGCGCTTCCAATCTTCTTTCTTCGCTCGCTTCAGGATGGTCGCGTGGTTTACACCGTGGGTCTCACCTATGGCGCGAACTGAAAGCAATCCGGCCCGGTAGGCTCGTTCGATCGCCTCCCAGTCGGGTTGCTTGGTTGTCATGGGAATCCTTATCGCGTGTCGCGACACAATTTGCTGATACGCGAAACGTGTCGCGCTTTACTCGGGCTGTTCCGGCTGATCGGCGAGCTTCGGCTGCTTGACCACCCGGGATACCGCAACCGCGATGCCGAGCACCATGTTCACGATGGCGTAGACCATGGGGTCGACGTGCCCCTGAAAAGAAGCCCACCCCGTTGCGGCCGCGTTGAGCACCACACCGACAATCGCCAACTGCACGCTGGTCATGCGCCAGGCCTTCCGCCATTCAGGGATCAATTTCATGGTTCGTCTTCGCTGCTGGCAGTTTTTCCAGGCTTTCGGCATAGCGCTTCCACTCTCGGGCACTTTTCAGGGCCTCGCGTAGGCGCTCTTCTTGGCCTGGCTGGCATTGTTCGCTGACATATCGGTAAACGGTTGTTTGCTGAACCTTAGGCGGCTCCTGGATCGCTTCCTTGTGCACACAGCCAGTGAGCAGAATGAGGACGATCAGCAGGCGATTCACTTGGGTCTACCTGTCTGGACGAGGGCCTTTAGGCTCTCCCCTACCTGGTCGATCTTGAACTCCTGGCGCTGGGTATTCACGCGAAGGGAATCGACCAACTTGTCCGTCGACTCCCTGGACCGCTCCAAAGAATCCACCCTTTGCCCGATTAGGGCCTGGTTGGTCTGGTAGGCGGCGAGCTGCATCTGGAGTGATCCGAGCGAACCGACCACGTAGACGAAGGCACCAATGGCACCGGCTGACAGGATCGTTTGCAGGATCGGGACGACGACCTTGAATGTCGTGCTGTCTGCAATGCGCGAGACTTCAGTCATGGGCGGTACCGGAATAAAAGGGCCGGTGTGAGCGGCCAAACGCTGGGGAGCAGCGGCGAAGTTGAATCAGCTCCAGCAGCACTCCCAGCTCGGGGCAATGGGTGTGGTGGAGCCGAAAACGCAAAAACCCGGCGCAATGGCCGGGTTTCTTCAGGGATTTGAGTAAGTTGCCGAAGGCAAAACTCTAACAGTGGCGTTACGGTATCACCAGCCGCACGGGAACGCAATAGGCCCTCAAGCGGCCTCGCGCATTTCATAAATTACTGCGGCAATCGGGCTCAGTGCGCGCCGGTCCAGATCCTCGCAGCACTCGAAGATCAACTGCAGCACTCCGCCCCAATCCCGCTCCCAGTTGCATGACTCCAGGCGCACTTCGTAGACCTGCCACATCCAGGCCCGGAACTTCTCGGCGTTGGCGAGCGGATCCTCATTGGCCGACTGGCCGCCCTGGTGCATGTGGCGGTACCGGCGCAGCACGCCCTTCACCACGTACTCGAGCTTCTCGCGTTTGGCCGCGGTCATCCGTGGCGACCTGTTCTGCACCAGCAGGAATACCACCTCCTCTGCCGCTTCCCGGATGT